CTAAATTTTTTAATTCGTGCCATATCCTAGTTTCTTTGTTTTGAGCCATATTTTAATCGGTCAATAATTGCAAATTTTGCCTATCACAGGCTCATTAAAAATACGATGTTCAACCCAATTTTCAAACTCTGCTGGGTTATCTTTTTCTACAATTACAAGATTGTTTTGCCACCAAACATCACAGGGCTGATTTATTTTGAAAGATAATAAGCTATAGCCACCATCTCTATTAATAAAAATAACTCCAATCCGCTCATTAAAGCTCGACGATTTTAGTGATGACGGAATTAGGAATAATAGTGCTACCACCAATAGTTTCAATATAACCTTCATCGCCTTCCTTTCCATCTTTAAGACCATAGTCACAAAAGATTCTAGTTATGCCTTTTTCACGTGAGAGCAACCAACCTCTTGAAACCATTCTACCAAGTCCTGACTTCATCAATTGATCAAAAGTTTGCCAACCTGACTCTCCAACAATATCTACCCAATGTACTTCTACAAACGGATATCTTTCAATTTTTTCTTTTGGAAATTTTATATTAAGTTCTAATGCTTTCTTTCTGTTTAATCTTTTACTTTTCATAATCGTCCTTTGTTAATACAGATACAATACCAAGTTTTGTAGTAAGAGTACTATTATGGACTTCATTGAACACTGTCAAGAAATCTTTCCAATCCTTACTCTGTACTAGTTTCAATTGGCGTAACGTCAATGATGTTTTTTGCTTCGCCGATTTTTGATTCAAGCTCCTCAAGTCTCTTCTCCAGTTGTTCTCGGTTCATACCTTCTAAACCTATATGGCTTATTTCTTTCCTATCTACAAAGTGTCCTGCCATCTGATCTCTTCTAAACTGAGCAGTAATTGCTGCTGTCATCTGGCCTTTTTTCTCTGACACATCTCGCATTCTGTTGTAGTGCTTGTATGACAATAATTTATCTTTCTCTTCTTTCTCTAGTTCTTGAGCCATACGTTTTTCAAAATATCTAACTACATGAGGATTCTTATCTGGATTTAATAACCTACTAGCTTGATCTGTAGGTCCATATTTATTTGTTGAAGTAAAACCCGCTTGCTTAGCAGCCTCTACTTTCGAAATTTCGCCATAATTGGAAACATAAATATCAACAAACTTACGTTGTTTAGGTGTAAGTTCTGATATTGTTTTTAACTGATTTGACTTTTTTGGCACGTAATTACTATATACCCCTTCCTTAGAAAATAAAACTCCCTAGTAAAAATTTCTACCCCCCACTCGTAAGGAGTATAGTTACTCCTAGAAATTTCTAGGAGTAAAACTGGTTCTAGGAGTAAATCTAGGAGTAAATAAGTGTTGGTATTAGCGAATAATAGTCAATTACTCCTAGACTCCTAGAAAAAAAGGCTATTTTTTCTAAAAAGTTTTTTTTAATTTTTTTTTCTAAGCAGTGGGTATATACCAAAATCTAGGAGAAACCACGTAAAACCTAGCTTTTTGATATCTGGTTCTAGGAGCGTGTACCTTAGAACCATTATAAACTACACATTTTACTTGACCCCTGTGACCAATTTGATAAGGTGTAAGAGTAAATGTTAGCTTTTTTTCATATTACGCTCTTTGAATCAACTAAGGAGGAAAAAATGACTTGACTATTTAATCAAAATAAACTAATGCGAACGCTTGATTATGTTTCATAATCATTCTTTCTAAGTTAGTTGGAAAAGGGCAGCTACCGGGAGACTGGTGCTGCCCTTTTTATTTATATTGATGTTACTAAATTTGAAATAAATGCAGTAGTACACAAATCAACTGCGTGCCTTAAATGTTCTAGATGTTTTCGGTGATATTTTTTAGATTCTTCTTCCTTACAATTTCGATACTTAGTAAATTGTAGTGAATATTTTTTCCAGGCAAAGTTCCTTGGACTGAAGGCTATATCGCCTTTCATAATAGCCATTTTATATCGTTCTTTTACATGCTCAGGCTCAAAACCAGCATAATAACAAACAGTATGAAAATCAGTAGTATTCGACATAATCCATGTATGAGCCTCACATTTATAAATTGAAGGCTTTCTTTCTTGAGACCTGGATCCTGCGTCTTCGATGGCATTGACTAACACTCCTCTCCATAATTTTTCTTCAGGTTCTACTTCAGTGCTCAACAACTGAGCTGCAAAACTAGTGCCCATAAGTTTTAATAAGGAAAGAGAGTAAGTCACGATGGTAGATAGTTCCTTCTATATCTCTACGAGATTTTTTTGATTTTTCATAATCAATATGTACACCATCAATGATTTGGTGTATATCCTCTCCAGAGTGTTTAGGTTGATCTTCGTGCTTCGTGAAAATATCTCTAGCCATGGATCTATTATAATGATTTATCTGCGTTTTTTCCACCTTTGATGACCTTTAATTTGTAAAGTTTAGCCTTACTTTTAACTTTTTTTTCTTTTCCAAACTGCCACACAGCCTGGATATCAGCCATTACTTGAGGATCAAACGTTTCTTTATAACCACACTTATCGCCCATGTATAATCTAAACATGATGCTTGTGACTTTAGAGTAATCTTTTTTCTCTAATTTGTTGGCTAGGATTTTAAGACTATCTAAAAATGGACTAGTGGATTGTTGTTTTCGAGCCACGTTTTACAAACTCCTCTAATAACTTGATCAGCTTTAACACATATTGTGTTTCTACAACTGGGTCTTGATCCGTGGTTCGTTTAACATTTTCAAAGTGACCTGCTCCTCCACACTCTTTGCAAGTTTGCGTTTCTTCATACATGGCTATTCTGACATAGCCATTGCCCTTGCAATTCTTACAAATCTTGTAGGGTTCACCAAATTTTATATTCATATTTTTCTTATATTTCTTTTTTGACATAAGTAAAGGGTTTATTTCTAGGGTTACGATTTTTAGGCCAACGACACTTGAACACTTGTGTGACTACACTGTCTAAATTTTTCTCGTCACCAGTTAAGATAGTAATATCATGACCATTCTGAACTGCATGCACATGGTGTCGAATATAATTATTAACTTTAATAACTCGTTCTCCTTTTTTTAAATCATCAAGGTAATTATCAAAGTCAATACAATCTTTATCGGACATCATTTTCTACCTTCCGTATAATCATTTAGTTTATGATAATGCTCATTGTCTCTTAAAATTGCGATAGCATCATCACAACTTTTAATTACATTCTTTTGAAGCTTATCTAGACTTTTTTGAGTTTCGTCTAAGCTTTTTTCCAACCTTGCTATTGTTGCTTTTAGCTTTGATATTTCGTCCATCTAAGTCCTCCTTTTTAATTAATTTTGGATCCATTTTTAAAACTAATTCTTTATACTCAGGGATAGAAAATTTATTTTTCATTGCCTGGTATTCTACATATTCATTTACAAGTTTTGAAATCATTGATGCAGGTGATCTAAACTTATGATTACAAAGTCCTTGCAAAGTATCATAATCTGCTTTTCTTACTGCAACTGATTTAAATTTATTTATATCCATGTTTTTTTAACTCCTGTTTCATCTGTTGTTTTGTTTTAATTTTAGGATTTGGTAATACAATACACATTCTTTCAAAGTATGGATTGTTGTCACTGAAGTTCCAACCTCTTTTTTTGCTCAATCGATAGTGAGCTTTATACTGTCTATCTTTCCAATCTACATTACCCATAAAACTCCTAACATGACTAATGCTAATTTAGGAAACATGAAACACAGTAAAATTATAAATGCTAAAATATGAATCAAGTTCATCTAGACTCCAATTCATTCATAGCTAAGATATCACACAGATCTGTGTGTAATGGTTTTTGATATTCGTCCTTGTGTTTGATATGAACATTTTTTAGTTTATCTGATATCTCATCAAAACTTTTTCCTTCAGATAATGCTAAGTCCATCTTCTCAACCAAAGATCTAAATATTTTTGATTTACTTTTTAAGTTCATTGTTTTTCTCCTTGTCCCATCTACATAAGAAATCCCATGTAAGTTGTCAAGACAAAAATATGATATAATAAATTATGAAAGAATATTTTATAGCGGGTATGATTTGTTTATTAAATCCTGTTTCGGACATGCCTCAATGCTTTAATTTTCATGAAGATCCAATAAAATATTACAATTTAGAAGACTGTAAAGCATTTTCTAATCAAAAAGCCAATGAAATGGCCAATAATTTCACTGCAAATGGTTTTCAAATACTTGAATTAAGAATAACCTGCCTGGTTGACAAAGAACACAAAAACACTTGATTTTACACTAAATAGTTGATAAGATTATCACATGAAGCAATATCGCTTTCAATGTTATGCAGCTGGACTGTATTTTACTAGTGTCGTAAACGCTGCTAACGATGAAGAGGCGATTAAAAACTTCGCATCGAATTTAAACCAAGGTTTATATTCGGTTAAAAAGGATGGTTTCGGTCGAGGAATGCGTCGATACCATCTAACTTATGAGGAGCTAGATAATGGCACTACAAAAGTTAATATCGGAGAAACTTCTGCTGGAGTCCAAATGGGCATCACAGGCGTTAGCGCAGGGTAGAGTTACTACTGACATGAAGTGGATTGATATTAAAATTAAAGAGCTTAAAAATGCTATTAACGCACAAAGCGTTACTGATGCAAGAGAGCTTTTTGTTGAAAAAACTGGTTAATTAACTAGTTAAAATTTTTTCTAAAAAATCATTCATTTGATTAGGGGGTTCTTGCCCTCTTTTAAACAGATTTTGTGCCATGCACACTCAGCACAAAAATATTCGTTGTTCTCTATTATGACTGCTATTTTAGATCTACAGTCCTTACATTTTCTTGGAAGATGTGTGGGACTTTCTCGGTATACTTTTTCATTTTCCCTTGCCATAGTTTCTCCATTAAGTTTGATACATCAGGATGTAGCTCCCAGGTTAAAACATTTAATCTAGAAAAAAAATTTACTTCTTCATCTGACTTAGCAACGTAAAATAAACTTGCATCTCCATGTTTTTTAATAGCTTTGAATCTATGATTACCATTTCTTAATTGTAATTTTTCATCAACTACTAATGGACACAATAAACCCTTTGTCTCTATATCCCCTCTTATAGTTGCTTTAAATTCTGCGTGTGTGTTGTGTATTATTTTAATATCTTTAAATTGTTTTATCTGTAGCCTCTCTTTAAAGATCATGTACAAAGGCCAAATAACTTCTCCATGGCCTACAACTATATTTTTATGAAGCTTGTCCAAAGTCATCTCCCAATGCTACATCTACTTTACTTGGCACTTTAAATTCCATACAAGTTTCCATTGTTTCTTTAATGGTATTTATATCATTTTCATCCTTAATATCAAAACATAATTCATCATGTATTTGTATTTTAGGTAAGTATCCAGCCTCATAACAACTTACAATTGCTTGTTTTGTTTGATCAGCTGCAGATCCTTGGATCAATCTATTTAATGCTTTGTAGGTAAAGGCTCTTTTAATATTTTGTCTGCCGTATTTTGAAGATGCGTTTTCAAATGTTTCTGGTGTGTGAATACCAAAATCTCTTGGCTCCCACATATCAAATCTACACTTACGACCTTTCTTAGTTCTAATAATACCCTCATCGCTTGCTTTTTTCATACATCTATCAGATAATAGCTTCACAAATGGTACCTTTCTATTATATTTTGCTATTAGCGCTGACGCTTCTTCTGTTGATAATCCAAGAGAATTGGCCAGTTTATTCTTTCCCATACCGTACATTAGTCCTAATCCTATTGTCTTTGCTTGTTTCCTTTCTATGCCTGCTAAATCAGCTACAGTTTGATGAAAGTCTGTCTCAGAATTTGCATATGCCTCTACAAGTTCATTGGATCCCTCGTATCCTTCTCCTATAGAGGCTGCATAGTGAACTACCATTCTTGGTTCTTGCTGACTATAGTCAAATGATCCCCATCTACAGCCTGGCTCTGGTAAGAAGAGACCTCGGATTTTTGGGCCAAAGTCTTTATTACGAGCGGGTAGCTGTTGAAGATTAGGATTAGCCATAGACAGACGGCCAGAAACGGTCCCACCACTGTCGCTACGTAATTGATTAATCTCACCATGTATTCTCCCATTATGTTCGTATCTTAAAATTGAATCCAGGAATGTACCATGAAACTTGTTGATCTCTCTAGCCTGTGCTATATATTTACTTATTTCGTGTTTCGAATTAGCTAACCAATTGGATGTAAAAGATGGCTCATGAGTTTTGTCAGTACGTGGATAATCTATCCCTAATTTATCGTAAGCTTCTCCTATTTGTCGTGCTGCCCATATGTCTATGTCTTTTCCTACTAATTGCTTTATTTTTTGTAAATAAGTTTTCTCCTGTAATTGGAACTCTTTCTTTAAAGCATGAGCTTTATCTACGTCAACCAAAACCCCTTTTTCCCTCATCTTAATTAATATTGGAAGTAGTTTAGCTTCTAACTCCCAAATCGTTTCTAAGTTTTGATTGTAAATTTCTGGCTTAAATCTTTGCCATAATAGGTACGTGAGGCGTGCATCTTGTTCCGCATAGAACCCGACATGCTCTGCAGGTAACTTCCACATCTCTGCTTTAGGATCTATACCATGATCTTTTGCAGCTTCTTTTAAATCGTTTTCGGACTTCAGCTCACCAAGATAATCTTTAGCCAATGCATTTAAACTATAAGACCATCTGTTTTCATCAATGATACCCGCAGCTATCATCGTATCTACTATTTCACCATTAACTTCAATACCCATATGTCTTAACCATCCAACATCGTATTGTGCGTTATGAAATATTTTTCTTGCAGGTAACTTACAAACATCTTTCATGTATTGTAAAACTTGTGGCTCGATCATATTGCCACCACCAAAATGTTTAAATGGATAATATCCTTGCCAACCTTCTACAGCTACAGCAAAACCAATCACATAGCCATTACCAGTTGCCCAACCTGCTCCTAATTTATTATTAATACCTTCATCTCTTGTTTCTAAGTCAATTGCAATCTCATCATACTTTGATAAGTCTTTATACTCTGATGGACATGACCAAATATGTTTTTTAAAGTTAAATGTAAATTGTAATCCTGTCATACTGATACCTTTTTGTTGTAGTACGTTACCATTGCTCGTGATCCTTCATACTTTTCTAGTCGTCGTTTCATTACTTGGTTCTCTAAGTATAGTTTTTCATTTTTTTGTTTTAACTTATCTATTATCTTTCGAAATCTAAGGTGCCAATTTTTACCAAGATCTCTGTCTCCAATCATTTCTTTTTTTTCATGTCTTTAAGTTTAAGTATTTCTAAATCACAATAGTGTTTAATCTTTTCTAAATCCTCGATACCATTTTTATTCATATATCTACAAACATATTTAATTACGTTGCCTTGGAAGAACGTTAAATTGTTTTTACTAATAAATTCATAAGGCTGTATACGAAACTCCTTATAATGATTTCCGCCAATCTGTTTACTTTGCGGAAAAGCTTCTTCTAATAAATCTTTATTCGTCATACACCACACATCCCTTCACATTCTTGATTAAATAAATCTGGACCCTCATCATCTTTGAACTTAACCTCATCTAATGGTACACATTGTCGATGTACAAAGTTTTTAACTTTAGGGTTATGCATACGCATCTTTTTATCAAATTCTACAGCAGATGCAAATTCTTTCGGACGGTTGTCTCTCATATCAATCCAAAACTTATCATCATGAAATGGACATCCAATGCATGCACTCTTAACTGGTATTTTAAATCCTTTACCTTCATACCATTTTAAACAATCCTCTCTTGACATTTTTTTATCTATCAATGGCCATACATTTTTCTGCCACCAAAATCTTGAAGGCTTCATACGCATAATTTCATCAGTTGATATACCAACCCAAACTTCTACAAATTCTGTTTTTGGAAATCTTTGTCTTGGTTTAAGTCCACATAGTTCTCTAATCTTTTTAGCAATCGGAGTAATCTTGTATTCTCTTGTACATTGTCTTCTACCCATACCTTTCTTACCTTGTTCGTTTAAAGTATAGAATGGTGCAGAAGCAAATTGATTACCACCTGGTGCGAGAGCCGTGAGGATGTCATCTTGGATATTACCTTTCTTAACTAAATACACAGGATAACTTAATACTGACTTTAGATACTCTAAATGTTTTATTACAGGTTCAGGTTCCCAACCCGTATCAGCGAAGATAGCTGCGTCTGGCTTTACACCAAACTCTCCAGCATCTGCCATCAAGGCCATTGTAGAGCTTTGTACTCCTGCTCCAAGGCTTAGTATTCTTAGTTTTGGTTCTTTGTTACTTTCCATATTGCCCTTCCTATTTCTTCTGCGATTTGCGGGACGATAGAGTTTCCCAATGCTTTAAGTCGGTATACCCGCCCGGGTACCCCATTAGCCACTCTACCCACACTGGGTTCAAACTCCCACCAACTTTTTCCCCTAGATTGCTCTTGCCTCGATCTACCTTGCTGTCCTTGTACATAAACTCTCTCGGTGTCGGCCACATTATGTTTGGATGTGCTACTTGATCGTTCAAACTGATTGGCATTTTCTTTTCTACTTTCATCTGCATTCTTTTTGCTGAGCTTGCTCCCCTGTCGCAATGTGCGTCTGGAGTTCTCCATAACCTCATTGTTTCTGGATCCACTTGCTCTCTCAGATTCGATGGTCTCGTTCTGCCTTTCCTGTGCCCCTGCATTAATTTCATTGTTCCCTCTTTTGATCTTGGAGGTAAGTGATCCATTGTGTTTGGAGTAGCCCACAATCCAGACTCTGTCTCTTTTGTGGGGCGCGCCGACGCCTGCAGCTGGAATAACAAACGTTTGGACTTCGAAGCCCTCACTTTCCAAATCAGAGCACACTGTCTCGAATACCACGCCGTCTTGGATGTTAATAAGACCTCTGACATTTTCTGCAATAACGAAGGTGGGTTGGACTTCTTTAATGACTCTAAACATTTCTGGCCAGAGATATCTATCGTCATCGGTTCCTTTTTGTTTTCCTGCAACGCTGTAAGGCTGGCAGGGGAAACCACCTGTGAGGATGTCGACTTTTTCTTTGATGTCCTTTCCTTCCAATTTCTTAATATCATTATATATCTTAACTCCTTTCCAATGTTTTTGCAGCAACAATCTGCAATATTCATCTCTTTCGCAGAAGGCTATTGTTTTAAATCCTACTTTTTCTAAGGCTAAACTAAATCCACCAATACCGCTAAAAAGATCTAAATGATTCATTTGTTTCCTTGTACATATACTAAATAATCTTCTCCAATTGGATAATGATATTTATAGTCTGTGCTTAATAAATGCAAACTATCTCTTGCTCTTGTTACTCCTGTATACCAAACTTTCTTTTCATTTGATTTCTCATCTTTATCCTTGTGTCGATAACTTGATGGCCAGTTAGCTTTGGAGTATAATAAAACATGATTAGCTTCGTCCCCCTTTACTGAATGTATGGTATCAATAATTACGTTAGGTGGTTCATCTAACTTAGCTTGTTTATATCTTTTTAATAATCTTAAAAAATAAATTACTTGTCTTGGTTTAAAGTTACGTCTTAATATCCACCACCAAGCTTTCTTTTGTGCTTCATCGGGTAAATCTAATCCACACCATTCTTTGAGTGCAGTAAAATCATATCGTTTATAATCTGGTTCTTTAGACCAAAACTTAGGAGTTCTATAATCTGGATCTGTAACTTCTCTGATGTATTTAAACATAGCCTCAGCTTCTTTTTTCATTATCTCTCTACCGTTTGAGATAGCTGTCCAGGCTTTGATAGCTTGCCATTGATTCATATCAAAAGACTTTTGACCTTTGTTATCTGCAAAATATATACCTGCATCTTTAGCTAATGCTTTTAATTCATTTACAGTTGTATGTATTCTACCAAGTAAAAACCATTTACCTTTATCTTTTTCAAATGGTATCTCTTTAAAACTTAAATATCTTTTAACAATTCCTTCCTTAACTAAAGGTTCAAATGTTTTATCAACACTATCTAAAATACCTTTTCTAACTATTTGTGAGAATTGGTGTATAGCTTGTCCAAATCTTCTAGTCTTACGCAATACAACTTTTCGTCCAGGGAAATATTTTGTAAAATATTTTGTATCTGCACCATTCCATTGATAGATTGCTTGGTCATCATCTCCTGCAAGATAAATTCTTTTTACATTATCCGACATCTTATAGATCAATGACCATTGTAATGGAGTAAAGTCTTGAGCTTCATCTAATATCAATACCTCAAGCTTTGGAAATTCTACTTCATGCAGAGCTCTTTCAATCATATCAGTAAAGTCTAAGAATGATCTCTCACCACCACCAGTTTTATAATGTTCATAAGTGCTAATCTTTCTAGTGAATACGTCTAGATTATCTTTCTTTTGCGATTCCCTTTTGTAAACTAATACAGGATCCTCTAATAAGTTTCTTGCTTTATCGTAAATACCAAGTGACCAATCAGAATAAGTAAAGTTATCTTGAGATAATCTGTTATCAGATCTTTTTACAAAATTATTAGTTAACGCATAATCAATCATACAATCCTTTGTATCAAATATTTCTTCCTCAAAATATCTTCTGCAGTATGAGTGCAACGTTCTAAATCTAGAAAATGATTTACTATCTAAATGTGGAAAAGCTTCCAATGCTCTTATCTTTGCAGTATCTACAGCTTTATTAGTAAAAGATATAAAGGCAATCTTCTCTGGATCTATATCTCTTTTAAGATATTTCTTTACAACTCTTTCGATCAATGTCCAGGTCTTGCCTGTTCCTGGTGGACCAAAGATCTTAATCGTTTTTTGATAGATCTGTTTTTGTTTCTGGAGTCCTAAATTTGCTGTGGTACTCATCATCCATCTCACTAAGTTCTGCTTGTTGGTTTTTTGGTTTTATCTTTTGGTGGTTAACAAACTCAGGCATTTCTACATACCATACATTACGTTCACCTTCAAAGAAATCATGTTTTTTACATTCTAATAATCTCACAGCTGCATTAACACTTCTAAATGGTGTTTTTCTTTTTTCTAAA